GTTAATTGGCAATACTGCTCTCATCTGGCGTGAGTTCATCTCTGTTTTTAATTACAAATGGTTTGCCGAGAAAGTCTTGTCGATCATCACCGGAATAATAATTAGAAACTAGCTTCTGACAAAATAACCCAGTATCCATCGCATCCTGTGCGTTAGCGAAATACATAAATGCGCCCGATAATTCATTTGATACACATGAAACTTGGTCCGCCGTGCGATACTTAATAATGACTCGCTTTGATTTGACTATTTCCATATTCACACCATTAATTAATTTATTAAATCTAATTTATTTAACTCTTTTGATAATGTTATTATGAATTGTTCGAATTGATATTCAGTATTAATATTACGACCATGACGATTTATTAATTTATCAATCGATTCTTTTGGTAATGAAATACTTTGTTCATTAAACATCAAATCGTTATATTTTTGATTAATCATTGTCAATATTGGATGAGATAACAATGATTTTTCTTTCTTTATCAATTTTATAAAAACTGTTGAATAATTACCCAAGCTTGGATAATAAGAAACTTCGCTTTCAATAATTTCTATCTCATATTGTTCAGCGAAGTCTATCAAGTCTTGTGTTATGTTCATTTTATTCACACTCTCATAATTATCTAACTGAATAAAGCCAATAAAAAACCCCGAATTTTCGAGGTTATTTAGAAAATGCTTACCATTTCTTTTTTGGATTTCGCTGATGTGCGTGATTGACAACACGGAACATTACATCATCTTTAGGAGCAATCTCTTCTTTTTCGTGATCTCGCGGAAGAGAAGGACTGGTAATGATTTTAACTAATTTTTTCTCCATGAAATGTATATGCTCGGGAATTCCATTTCTGGGGTCGGGAGGGCCACAATCACCTTCAGCCTCAGCTTTATTGATATACTCTAATCTTTTACGAGCATAAAACGCATCCTGTTTTAATTTTCTTCTGGCTTTAGAGTTTCTTCCTCTTGGCAAGAAAGTGACTTTGGTCATATCACACCCTCACTGTAATGTTTTTACTATTTTTACCATTAACAGAATAAAGATGCACATTTGGTAAGTAACAGTTATCAAAACTTGGTGTTGGCTCTTGTGGCTCTTCACTGTCTTTAACTTGAGTGATTAGACCGGCTATGACATTTGCGCTATCGTTTTCTGGCTTGCGCTTAAGAGTTAATACTTTACGTGGCTCAGTTTCTACGCCAAAAGCTTTATCGATAATGTTTTCAAGCGCTTTTATTTCAGACTGGCGAATATGTTCTTCTAAGCGGTTGCGAGTGATTAAGTTGCCACGTGCTATATAGCGACGCATCTTTGAACTCAAACGACCGCCAGCAGGTAAGATAGTGATCATTTTATTACCCTCGTTAGTAAGTTTTGGTGGTGTGTCGTGGGGAGGGGTACCCGCTTAGATTGTATTGCTCACACACTGAGTTACAACCTCGCCGCTTCATCTGCGGTTATATTCCCGTCCTTGAACCTCTTTCCACACACCCCAAAACTCACTTGGGTATGGACTCCCCACACGGGCGGGGCATTCATTGTAGGTACTGCTGTGACTTAACTTGGTATCGAATCATCCGGTTCTTCGTATGCCACCGGCAGCTACTTCGTGGGCGTCCTGCCTGTTCGATGTGTTTAAATTTAAGATATCTTAACATGAATGTCAATAATTTATTTAAGATATCTTAAATATTGGTTGTGAAGATTACTTAAATAATTGATTTATTTCAAAAGAGGCTTAAGGAGAAGCAAAAAACCCTCAAGAGAGGGTCTTTTGTTTTATGTTAATGAGGTATGTGTATGTCATGGTAATTTTGCTATTCTTGCGTCAACAACTACGCCAATGATTTTGCAGTTCCCATTAATCGGTATCATTCGATATTGCGGATTAAGAGGCTTAAGATAATGTTGTCCAGCATCGACAATATATTGCTTAAATGTTGCTTCATTTTCCCGCTCTAACTTAGCAACAACTAATTTGCCGCTTATTGGTGCCACTTCTGGATCTACTAAAATCATCATTCCTTCTGGGATACTTAACCCGGATAGTGATGTCATTGAATCGCCTTTCACTTCCAACCAGAAAGATTCATTAGAACAATTGACGGTAGTTTCATACCAATCATCAACGGCTTTTCTATGGTAAGGTTCCACCGCTTCACTCCAATTTCCAGCACAAACCCAGCTTATTAGTGGATATTCCCCTCTTGTTTTGTTGAGTTTAATAAATGAAACATTCGAGCTATCATCTTTTTCCCCTTTAAGGATGTATGCAGCCGAATAGCCTAGAGCGGAAGATAGAGCCAAAAGGTTATCGCCTTTCGGCTCAGTATCTTCTTTTTCCCATTGAGAAATAGCAGCATTCGAAACGCCGACAAGCTTGCCGAGTTCTCTTTGAGTGAGCTTGAGCTCTTTTCTGCGTAATTTAATACGCTCACCGATTGTAGTTTTCATAATTAAGCTATCTTAAATCCTCTTGACTTAAGATTCCTTTAGCTCAATAATTAAAGACATCTTAAATGGAGATTTGAATATGTTCAAAGATGACGCTATTAAATTTTTTGGCAGTCAGCGGTCTATCGCAGAGAAACTCAACTTGTCTGATGCCGCAATTTCTCAATGGAAAAATATTATTCCTGAGCGAGCAGCTCTTAAGTTGAACAGAATTACTAACGGTAAACTTAAATATAAGCCTGAGTTATATAACAAAGCTGCCGCCTAATAATTGAACTACATACAATGAATGCCCCGCCCGTGTGGGGAGTCTGTATCAACTGACCCGAAATGATCGGGGCAGTCTTACCCCTAATTTGCACAACTCATTAAGAGATTGGCAAATTCTGCGTACCGATATTATCGGTGCTCAAACTATAACCATCCTATAACCATCATCTAGGATGATATTTATGTGTATTTATTAAACAAATTTTAACTTAAGGAAAACTTTAACAGATGAATAGCGCAATGGAACGCAAAATCACGGAAATCGAATCACGAATACGAAAAGGGATCGTCATTACCGGGCCTAAGCATGTTGCAAATGCGGTCGGTGTACATCAATCACAGATAAGTCGCTGGCAGACAGAACAGACGGGCTTTGTTACTAAAGCCGCTAAATTACTCGCTGCAATCGGTTTTGATGCCCCTGTAAGCGAAGTGATCATTCACGGAGAGGAAACAGCACAGATAGCTAAAGCGTTGCAAGAAATGCTATCTCACTTAAGAGAAACCCCATCAGATGATGACAGACGGGGTTTATAAAATATCAATATATGAATCAACGGGGAACTCTCATTTCCCCTTAATACCACTAATACAGCGAGATGATTATGAATGAGAAGCCGATTATTTTCAATGCTGGTAATTGAATTCAAGAGAATAGATAAGGGGCTAAGCAATGAGTATGAACTTAATGGCTCATGCAATGAGCGTAAAAGTAGGAAACCCGCTTCGCAAATTGATATTACTGAAACTGGCAGATAATGCGAATGATCAGGGTGAGTGCTGGCCGTCAGTCCCCTACATTGCTGAACAATGTGAAATGTCAGAACGTTCAGTACAGAATCACATTAAACAGCTTGTTAATGATGGTTTGCTCTGGATTGAGGAAAGAAAGTCTGAAAATGGGTTAAACAAGTCAAATGTATATCACTTAACGCTGGGTCATGGTGTAAGAAATAGTGGTGTAAATGCTGCACCCTATGGTGAATTTCCTGCACCACCTGGTGCAAATGCTGCACCGGTTAGTGGTGCAGGAGCTGCACCCAGAACCAGTCACTCTTTAGAACCAGTCAAAGAACCTATTACCCAGATAGTCCCCAAAAATAAAAAATCGAAGTCTTTTGACGCTAATCAGGTAGAGATACCTGAGTGGTTAGATCCGTCTGTTTGGCATGAATGGGTTTCGTACAGGCAGCAAATAGGCAAGTCGATCAAGACCATACTGACAGTTAGCAAAGCTTTCAACATCCTGAGGGAATGTTTTGACGAGGGGCATGATCCGGTTGATGTAATTAACACAAGCATAGCCAACGGATATCAGGGGCTATTCAAGCCAAAATATCCGCCGCGAGCTAAGCAGGGTCTGGATTTCAATAATACAGATTGGATAGATGGGCTAACGATATGAGAAATCTTGCTACTGTGGTACAGAATCGGGATGGCGGGGCTTTGCAGGCTATGGCCGGATCTCAAAAACCACAACAGGGAACACAAGTTACAAAGCAAGCCGCAGAAATTTTTAATGAGTTATTTCGTCAGCTGAAAGGCGCTTTTCCGGCCTTGATGGCAAATATCAAAACACAAGAAGACTTTAATGAACTGCGCCGTCAATGGGTTCTCGCTTTCGCTGAGAATGGCATCAGAACCATTGAACAAGTCAATGCTGGAATGAAGATCGCTAGGCAACAAGATACACCATTTTTGCCGTCACCAGGTCAATTTGTATCTTGGTGCAAGCAAGGCGGTATCAAAGGTGTTGGCTTACCGGACGAGTCAGAACTGTATGACATGGTGATGGACTACAGCGCCCGCCGAGGGCTATACAGTTCCCCGGAGAATTACCCGTGGGCGTCAAATGCCTGTTACTGGATTGTCACTAAGCTGTACTCACAGATGCGTGGGCTGAATTTAACAGAGTCAGAGTTACGTAAACGCTGCGGCAATGAATTAATCGCTATGTCGCGCAGAATTGAATCAGGCGAGCAGATACCGGCACCAGTTAAGCAGATACCTAAATTACACATTCCGAGCAGCAATGAGCGGGCACTAAATCATCTCGCCGAAATCAAGCGGAAATTCAATCTAAATTCACACGGGAAGGATTTTTGATATGAACTGGATTAAATGCAGTGATGAGTTGCCAGCGCCCATAAAAACAGTGCTGATTGTCATATCTGGTCAAGTTTTCTGCGGGTATTTATCAATGGACGAAGAAAATGGATTTTATATACCGTCAGGAGATATATACATGGATTTAAATGCAGTCAGTCATTGGACGCCACTGCCACGGCCACCGGAGGATTTTTAACATGACAGAACTTAAGCCGTGTCCGTTTTGTGGAAGCAATGATCTTTGTCCTGATTATGAGGATAGAGGTTCATTGGATGAGTATGTGTCTTGGATTAACTGCGGGAATTGCGGAGTAGATGGTCCGTTATCGAAATGGGAAAATAGTTACAAGGAAGCGGAATCGGCAGCTATTCGAGTCTGGAATAAGAGAGTAAATAATGGGGGATAAATGGAAGCTGATTTTTGTTTTCACGAATCAAATAAATCTCAAGCATGGGAAATATTGAAAGAAACACTTCAAACGAAACAGCCGCATCGAATTATTATTAAGCCTTGGAAGAACACCCGATCATTATCTCAGAACAATTTAATGTGGTTATGGAATGAAGATGTATTGAATATCGTTAATTCCATATCTACAGAAAAACTAGGCAAAGAAGAGATGCATGAATATTTCAAGGATTTGTTTTGTCCTGTGAAAGTTATTTCGGTAATGGGTGAGGAAAGAAGAGTTAAGTCAACGAAATTGCTGAATACTGAAGAGATGACGTTTTATCTAAGAAGGATTGAAGTTTGGTGTATTGATCGTGGAATCAAGCTAAGAATTCCCGCTGATTCAGAATATCACAAGAGGAGATTGAACGATGAGTAAGGAGATTTGGAAAGACGTTCCCGGGTACGAATCAAGATATCAAGTTAGCAATACTGGCAGGATTAAAAGTAAGGACATGGTTGTAAGAACGTGTGGAAGGGGAGGAAAAGGTGAGACAACAAGGATTATGAAAGGCAAGCTGTTAAATCTATGTAGAACTCAGCAATACGATAGAATTTCAATTGGTAAAAATAAGCATCAGTTAGTGCATAGATTTGTTGCATTAGCTTTCATACCAAACCCCAATAATTATCCAATTGTTAATCATATCGACGGAAATAAAAAAAATAATCATGTTAATAATCTTGAATGGTGTACCAACGAGCAAAATCTAAAACATGCATGGAAAACAGGGTTGTGTGATAACCAGAAATCACCAGTAGTTTCTATGGATAAATCAGGATTTGGATTTTGGTATCCATCTATGCAATCAACAAGATTTTACGGTTGCAATCCATCACTGGTGCATAACTCAATAAGTGGAAAGCAGAAAACTCATAGGGGTATGAGTTGGAGTTACGCCGACTGACAACGCCAGCCGATTGTGAATATATGAAATTAAAACAGGAGCAAGATAGATGAAATGACACGTCAAACATCACAGACTCAGAGAGTCATCAATAATTTAATCTATAAGGTCCCGTCTAATAAATCAAAGCCAATCCCGACTGAATCAGAAGTTAAAACGTTTGATTACGTTTATAAACTATTGCGTGCCAAATGGGATCGGAGGAGAAATAGAAATGAAAAAACCAGCGAGGCGGAAATGTAAAATATGCTGTGAGTGGTTTATGCCGAAATACTCGAATATATGGTGGTGTAACCCGGACCACGGCGCAGAATTAGCAATTAAGAAACGAAACAGAGACAGGGAAAAAGCAGAGCAGGCACTTAAAAAGAAACGTCAGCAAGAATTAGCAGAACAGAAAGATAAACTCAAAGCCCGTAAATTAGCAGTCAAGCACATATCATATTTCAAGAATCAAGCGCAACAGGCATTTAATGCATTTATCAGAGAAAGAGATAAAGACCTTCCGTGTATTAGCTGTGGGAGATTTCATAAGGGACAATATCATGCGGGACATTATCGAACAACTAAGGCTCATCCAGAGCTGAGATTTGATGAAGATAATGCTCACAAACAATGCTCTGCATGTAATAACTATTTATCAGGAAATATAATTAACTATAAACCCAGATTGATTGAGAAAATTGGTCAAGAAAGGTTTGATGCTCTAATGATGCCAAGGCCGCTAATGAAATGGCGGCGTGAAGATTACGAACGTATTTGTGATGAATATCGGGCAAA